TTTCACATACCCTCTGGAGGTAGATGAGCCATGGATGAACGGAAAGTAAAGCGGATCTATCACCCACCGGCAGTCCCGGCTGCAGATCTGTTCAAGGGCGGTAAACAGCGCCGTGTGGCAGCCTATGCCCGGGTGTCCACTTCATCCGAAGAACAGTTGAATAGCGTGGAGGCCCAGAAGGACTATTTCGCCAAGCTGATCCACCAGAGGCCGGATTGGATCTTCGTGGATGTGTATGCGGACGAGGGTATCACCGGCACCTCCATCAACCGCCGGGAGGCTTTCAACCGGATGGTCACCGATGCCCTGGCAGGAAACATTGATCTGATCGTCACCAAATCCATCTCCCGGTTCGCCCGGAACACCGTGGATACTCTGAACACCATCCGCCAACTGAAAGCCGCCAATGTGGAGGTGTTCTTCGAAAAGGATAATATCTACACCATGGACAGCAAAGGCGAGTTTCTGATTACATTGCTGTCCAGCATCGCCGAAGAAGAAACCCGGTCGATCTCCGAAAATGTGAAATGGGGCCAGCGGAAGCGGTTTGCCGATGGCAAATATTCCGTGCCATACAAGCATTTCCTGGGTTACCGGAAAGGTGCCGACGGCAGCATGGAGATCGTACCGGAGGAGGCCAGGGTGGTGCGATGGATCTACCATATGTTCCTGGAAGGCATTTCACCCACAGCCATCGCTACCATTCTGACCACTGCCACGATCCCATCACCCGCCGGTGGCGATCAATGGTGGCCCAAAACAGTGATAAGCATCCTGACAAACGAGAAATATTACGGTGCGGCCAGATTACAGAAAACCTACACCGTGGATTTTCTGACCAAGACCATGAAGGTCAACGAGGGCGAAGTTCCTCAGTACTATGTGGAGTGCAGCCACCCGGCCATCATTGAGCCTTCCGCGTGGGAAGCGGTTCAGATAGAGGTTGCCCGACGGAAGAAGCTGGGACGGCGACACGACTGTTTCACCCCCTTCTCCGGAAAGGTCATCTGCGGTGACTGCGGTGGTGTATACGGCTCCAAGATCTGGCACTCCAACAGCAAGTACCGCCGGGTAATCTGGCAGTGTAACCGGAAATTCAAGAACGAAACGAAATGTTCCACACCCCATGTGGACGAAGAAATCCTGAAGGAGCGTTTTCTCCAGGCCGTCAGCGAATACATGGCCGATCCGGAGGAACGGATCGAAGGGTTGCGAGATGTTCAGCGCACCATGTCCTGTACAGACTTCATCGACGCGGACATTGAAGAAGCGGAAGCGAATCTGAAACTGCTCTCCGGCATGATCCGCAACTGCGTGATGATGAACGCATCCGCCTCCCTGACGGAGCAGGAGTACCAAGCGCAGTACACGGAATTGACCCAGCGGTACGAATCCACCAAGGCCGGTTACGAGGCTCTGCTGGATCGGCGCAAGCAGATGGAAGCCACCGCCATCACATTCAGCGGCATCCTCTTCCGCCTGGCAGAACTGCCCCATTCCCATGGAATTCAACGAAACCCTCTGGCACACCCTGGTGGATCTTGTGACGATCCACGACGATGAGCGGATCGTCTTCACCTTCACCGACGGCACGGAAATCGTAACAATGTTATGAAATTATATGAAAAAGGACTCAGGTTGGCAGATGTGATTCTGCTGACCTGAGTCCTTTATTATTCAAGTGTAGTAAATGTCACATTAACATTCGGATGCATTGATAAATCATGAAGCAACTTGGATACTCTGCTAATGTGCAAAAAATGTATCCGGCCATTTCGGTTGGTAACGAAATCTTCTTCCGTTTCATAGGCCATAATTGCCATACCTGTGCGCGCCTGATGCCGCAGAACAAATTGCTCCACATATCGATGTGCTTCTACTATGGTATCCCTGAAAATAAACAGCAATGACAAGTAGTATGCGTGAAGCTTTACTAAAATCGGTTCGGTCATACTACAGATATCTATATTTTCAGGTAAACTCTCCACATACGCTTTGGCGTGCTTCCATTCCTTATATTCTAACAGGTGGTCGCGTTTGCAAATAATCTCTGTTTTTATTTCCGCACCCACTATTTTACTGCTTAGCTGCGTAAACGGAATATCGTAGTGGATTACATAGTTTCTTAAGTAATACCAGAATTTGTATATATCGTCTGCAAACATATTCTTCCGGAATTCATCAAACTCTTTCCGTACCTGATCCGATTGCTTTGTCATCAGTCGTTTCTCAATATATTCAATAAATGAACCGATTGCAGCCGCAAAATCAAACACATACTTATTAGCCAGTTTAATTACAGTTGTCCCGTTTTCTTTTGATGTAGCAGATGCGTTCTTAATATGTAATTCCAATGTCCTCCCGTTATAACGGATCATCTCCATGAAGAAATCAATCCTATTAAAGAAATTCAGTTCTCGTATGTAACGATAATATTCGTCAAATTCTGCTTCTGTCACGATATCATCAAGAATAGTGATTACTTGTTCTCCGTTTTCATTCCTGCATTCGCAGACCCTATAAACCATAGTTAGGCTCACTCACTTTCTGGGATATAGTTCTTCAACTAAGTTTTGAAACGATTCGTTAAGCTCATATCGCGCAACTTTTATTGGGTACTCCAAATTGTAGGCTTCATCTATAGCGTTCTCAAGTGCCTGTACTGCCTCCAAAACTGGTAAATCCGGTAAAACCGCATCTGGATCATGCTCATAATCCACTGCGCTTTGATGACACTCGTATGCTTTATCCAGTAACTCTTGCCCAAAGCGATCCTCAAGCAATTTGAAAATCTGCTCTCGCTTTGCTATCTGCTCATCCAGGTAACTGAGGGACTCAACAAAATAGGCAAACTGGGGGGACGATAGCAACCCGTTAAGTACTCGTGTATACTCGTCAGATTTACAGCCGAAGGTAATCGCTCGTCGATCTGTTCCAGTGATTCTTTTAATCATATCAGCAGATGCTGATGTAAGATGGAGGTGTTCTAATATCGCAGTTTGTAATTTTGTACCTTCTGCGTAACTATCTTCCCCTAAAAGGTATCCCATCTCACACTCAAAAACATCACAAAGCTTTATCAACATATCAATAGGCGGCATTGGATCGCCCTTTTCATATTTCGACACTTGTTTGCCTGTTATGTTGAGTTTTTTTCCCAACTTTTCTAAAGTCCAATTCCTCTTTTTTCGCTCCAACTGAATAAGTTTACCTGTTAATTTCGGATCGTAAATCATCCCGCCGTTCTCCTTACCTATAAAGTAAATATATCTTTCTGAGTTCTCTTTACAGTTCCTTTTTCAGTTAGTATAATATGAGCGTACATCGATGTCAACATGATCGTACCCACTAAGATACGAAATTAAAATACGGAGGAATATACCATGGGATTTTTCAGTGACCTTTTCAAAACTGCATTTGACAAATGGTTGGAAACTGCCTCTTATGAGGAACTCGCAGACAATTATGAAGAAAGGCGACAGCAATGGATGAAGGATGGGTTCGGGGGCAATGGCGAGCGGACCCCCGAAATGAAGAGAATTGACCGAGAAATGAGTAGACGTACCGCAGAAAAATGGGAGAAGGACCCTCGGCGCAATACTGATCCCAATTTCCGGTGGACAGATGCAAATAGGTGGGATAAGGACTAAGTTCGCCCATAATAGTCTCACACAAAATGCCCCTTACTCCCGTAATGGTTGTAAGAGGCATTTTGTAATTATACTTCATCCAGAAGGCAGATTCCAACCTTCACTCCCTCCACGAATCCGGCCTTCTCATGTTCCCGGCATAGGGTGCAGACAGCATCCACGACCCGATCCATCTCCCGTAGGGGCATACCGTGCATCCGCTGGTACAGATCCTCAAAGGCAACTTTCACGGCATCGGTGTCGGTGTTATTGCATTCGTGGTAGTAGCTGTACAGCATCTCCAGGATGGACTGGGCATAGCCGCCGTAGTTGGGTGGGTTCTCTGCCACATGGCGTTTCAGGATCTCGATATACTCATTCACCACCGATACCGCCTCTCATCACTTCCAGCATCATTCTGCCGCCCAGGCGGAAACTGTTCTGGAACAGCAGGCACTCAGCCATAACCTGATACTCCCTGACGCAGTCCGCATACCTGGTAAACAGCTCCTTCTGCTCATCAGTCATGGTGGCAAGCAGCTTATCTTCGTTCCGGCTGATCAATTGGAGCAGCTCCTTGTACTCCTTGCCGGACGAAGCGTCATATTCTGCAGGCTCGATGTTGCCATACCAGAATTCTTCTAAAATGTTCATAACATCACCTCCGAAAGTGTGGGTGTGATGTTAACTCTGGTGGTGGCGGATTACAAGCCGCTAATATGTCCAAATATACTGGAGCAAATTTGGTGGCTATATTACTCAACTATTTCCAAAACGGAAGCGGTTCAAGAGCCTATATTATCTGAACGATAGCATACTTTTGAACGATAGGAATGTCCATTCTGGCTCCCTGGCCATCATCAGCAGCCGCAATGCTGCCGAATACAGAACCGCACAAAAAATAAAAGTTGGAATTACCCCTGTTTCCGGGCATAATTCCAACTTTTCTTGCAATATAAAAAGAAGAACCTGATTTGATTTTGTATCAAATCAGGTTCTGTTTCTGGTGCGAGTGGCGATACAGAACTTTTTGAAAAATGCAGTAATATCAACGGTTTTCGGACTTCACAGGCAATAAATTTCCTTGTTTTTGCTTCATAAAAACACCCCTAAAAAGGCGACTGTTCAACGAAACAGCCGCCTTTTTTAATACCCCTTTCAACTGTACGAATAAGGGTGGAATTTGCTTCAATCCTTCCTCTGTATGCGGCAAACAAAGTGCCACCCGTATCTTTTCCCACCGTGGAATTGGAAACGGACAGAGGACGGCTATTCCACGAAAATTAACACTTTTATCCTACGAGGAAGGAGGTCATACGCATGGCAGTTTTTCGCATAGAAAAGACCCGTGATTATACGGTCATGTCGAACCACCATCTGCGGAACACGGAACTGTCCCTAAAGGCAAAGGGGCTGCTGTCTATGATGCTGTCACTACCGGAAGAATGGAACTATACCACAAGAGGTCTGGCTTCCATCTGCAAGGAAGGAACAGAGAGCATCGGCACAGCTTTGAAAGAATTGGAGCGTACAGGCTATATCGTGCGAAACCGGCTTCGGGATAGCAAAGGCAAAATAACGGATGTTGAGTATGTGATCTACGAGACACCCCATAAGCCAGATACGGCCTGTCCGTGTGCGGGATCGCCGGATACGGGAAATCCACATCCGGGAAACCCGGATATGGATAATCCGGGTCTGGAAAACCCGGCACAATTAAATATAGATATATCAAGTAACTATCCATCTAGAAAAAATGAATCAAATAAAGATGGAATAAATCCTATCCAATCAAATCCCCCTACCCCCACAGGGACACCGATGGGAACGGATGGGATGGAATCCAGAGAAATCTATCGTGAGATTATTTTGGAGAACATTGACTATGAGATTCTTGCGTCCGATCCGAAGGTGGACCGTGAACAGTTGGACGAGATCACGGAGCTT